GAGAGAAGGAGAGACCCGTCTCTTTTTCACAAAAGCCCCCCCATTTTTGGCCATATTTACAATGCCCAGTCAAACCGACATCGCCACGGCCCTTGGCCTAACCCGCCAACGCGTCTCGGTCCTGGTTAAGCAGGGGATGCCGATTGACTCGGTCGACGCGGCGATTGCGTGGCGTCAGTCTCAGGTCGATGGACGCACCCGGCGCATGGCTGGCGTCACGATCGCCTCGCTCAACGAGCATAGCCTCGACGACATCCTTGGACAGCAGCACGTCCTAGTGGCCTCAGCTCGTACCGCGTACCGTAACGCCATCGAGTCGGGCGACCAGTCGCAGGGCAAACTTCAGACGGCATTTAACCAAGCGCTCAAGACTCTGCTGTCCCTCGAGGACGAGCAAAAGAAGCGTGCCCTGGCTAACGGTGAATATATCTCTAAGGCCGAGGCCGCGACGGCGCTGAAGACTCTGATCGGCGAAATCCTTGCCGCCCTCGACGACTTGCCGACGGACGTGGCAGAGCGGTGCAACAAGGCAAACCCTGCTCAGGCCATCAAGCCCTTGCAGGACTGGGTGCGGAAGACGCGGGAAGCCATCTCAACTAATGACCCTTTCCCCGAAGACGCTTGAACTGGTAGCCCTAGGCCGTGAGGCCATGAGGCCGACGACGAGCGGTGACCCGGTGGAGTGGCTTGAGCGTAACGTCAGCGAGATACCTGACTCGCACCTTAAGGGACCGTTCCGTAACGAGCGGATGCCGTGGGTCGGTGACGCGGTGCGGTATATCGTCCACCCCGAGGTCAGACAGGTTCTGCTACCGTGGGCAATTCAAGCCGGCAAGTCTGCCGCCCTTCGGCTATCGACGGCGTACTTCATCGCCAACGACCCGGGCAATATGCTGATGCTGCAAATGAACCAGGACGAAGCCGACGACTTCTTTCTGCGTCAATGCCGTCCGCTCTTTGATGCCATCCCTGAGGTGGTTAAGCGCAAGAAGCCCGACGATATGCCACGCTCCTCGGTGGGCGATTACCAGCGGATGATTATCTACTGTCGGTCAGCACACACTAAGACGAGTCTGCAACGCATCACGACTAAGTACGTCTTTGGGGACGAGTGTTGGCGCTGGCCTAAGGGGCACATGGAAGAGGCGATGGGACGAACGACGCAGTTCTCTTGGAACAGTAAGCACGTCTTTGCTAGTCAGGGCGGGACGCCCACGGACGACTTCCACCAGCTGCTCGAACAGCCGTCGACGAACATTCACGACTGGTCTTATAACTGCACGAAGTGCAATACGCTCCAGCCCTACGACTGGAGTTTCGTCCGCTTCCCCGAGGACGCTAAGGACGGCGACGAGTGGGACGTGGCTAAGGTCAAGGCGGGTACGACCTACGAATGTCGGTCTTGCAATCATCGCCACACGGACAGCCGCGAGACGCGTTACGAGCTAAACCTTGGCGGGAAGTTTGCACCCCGAGAGCCGGGCAAGTCTATCGAGCGTGTCGGCCTGCACCTCAACGCCCTGGCTATGATGTCTTGGGGCGAGTTAGGTCGGATGATGCTCGAGGCCAAGCGGGCGTCCGTGATCTACGGGGACGAGGAACCCCGCCGCATCTTTAAGCAAAAGCGTCTCGCCCTAGCCTACTCCGAAGAGTCGGGCACCATGCTTGCTCCTGTAAACGCGTCTGACTACGCCCTTGCCGACGACTGGGCAGAGGAAGCGGTCATTACCCCCAAGGCTCAAATCGCCACCCGCGAGAACGCCCCCGCCGGCAGTATCCCGTTCCGAACAATGGGCATCGACGCTCAACGCAAAGGCGGGCTGCACTTCTGGGCAACCGTGCGCCGCTGGAGCCGTAACGGGCAGAGCCGTCTGATGGCCTTTGAGAAGGTCGAGACCTGGACAGGCCTTGACGACCTAGCCCGCAAGCACGGCGTGCATAAAGCCCTAATCGCCGTCGACTCAGGAGACCAGACGCAAGCCGTGTATGCCGAGTGCTGTCGCCGCGGCTGGAAGACCACCAAGGGCTCGCACCTCGACGACTTTGCGGTGACCTCGTCAAACGGACAGACGACCCGCCGCTTTTACTCTGACCCTCAGGCTATGATTGTACCAGGGCAAGCCAACCGAGTGTCGTTTATTGTCTTCTCCGTGCCAGCCGCCAAAGACCTTCTGCATGGCCTACGGGTCCGCAAGTTGCACACCTTCCCCCGTGACGCGGTGGAGGAGTACGCCAAGCAGCTTAACTCCGAGGTCCGCGTAAAGGACAAGCGGACGGGTCGCCCGATGTGGATACTTCCCCAAGGCGTCCTCGACAACCACGCCCTCGATTGCGAGGTCATCGCCCTGCTCCTAGCCGTGCGCTGGGGCGTCGTCGGTCGGGAGGCTACGACCACGGAAGCCGAAGCACCTACAACTTGACACCGTGCCCAACTCTATCACTTTAAATGCAAGCGGGTCGGGGGTTTGTGGGGACCTACATTGGCTTGGAGGTTCGGATCGTTGGCCCTCGGCTCGCCCCCTTTCGTTCCAAGAGATGCAAGTTTAACATGGCATCCGGCATCTTTATCGGCCTCACGGAGTGCGAACTCTTGGCAATCCGCACCAAAGCGGTCTCTATGATTACGGAAGGAAAGACCCTCATGTCCTACTCGGACAGCGGCTCGTCTGCGTCCAAGTCGTTTGCGATGCCCCCGAAGGAGATGCTTGCCGAGGCTCAGTACGCCCTCGGTATCCTCGACCCTCAGCAGTACCCGGGCTCGGTCCGTATGACGGTTGGTCGGACGAATTGGAACAACCCAATCCGTAACTAATTTATGGCAGTCAAAAAGCGTCTACCCATTAAGGCCCGCAAGGGAACCCCGAAGCCCGAGGCCTCCGCTGGTGGCTGGCAAAGCACGGGGCTGACTCGCCTCCGCTTGGGGCAGTACGGCGCCCAACCGCGTGACCTACGCCGCGACCTCTCGCCTTTCGACCGCCTGTCGATGGTCCGTAAGTGTCGCTGGGCCGAACGAAATTCAGGCTTGTTCAACCAGGTGTTAAATGACTTGACCTTGTATACAGTGGGAGACGGTATTAAACATCAGTCCCACGCGTCGACGCCCGAGGCTCGCAAGGCCTATAACGATTACTTCAGCGAGTGGGCTAAAAAGTGCGACATCACCGGACGCTTTAGTTTTGCCCAAGCGCAGAATATCCTGCTCAGGGGAATGCTCCGAGACGGAGATAGCTGGGCAATTAAGACCCGCAACGGTTTTGACGTGCCGAAGCTGCAGATCATGGAGTCGCACCGAGTCGGTGACCCGTTGTCCCCAGAGGTATGCCCGCCCGGTATGCATGATGGCGTTCAGTTCGGCCCCTACGGCGAACTCGCTGGCTACTCAATCTACCGCTCTGACGGCTCGGCCCGCTACATCGTCTCCAACGCGGTAATGCACGTCGTCGACCAAGAGTACGCTAGCGGTGCCCGTGGAGTCCCCATCCTGCAAAGTGCGGTCGACCTAGTTCAAGATAGTATGGACGTGCGTCTCCTCGAAATCCTCGCAATGAAGGATCACGGCGACGTGACAAGGGTGCTGAAAAAGACAGGTGGCTTTATGCCGACCGACATGGGTGCCGAACTCGGTCAGTCCACCCCTCTCACGCAGGGCCAGCAGTACGCGTCGATGGGCGGTAAAATCCTAGCACTCGAGCCCGGTGAAGACCTCCAGCTGCTCGCCTCTAACCGCGGCAGTCAGGCTATCGGCTTCCTTGAAGCGCTTGAGCGGGACATCGTCCGCGTACTGCCTTACGAGTTTGTTTCTGACCCTTCCAAGATTGGTGGGGCATCAGTTCGCCTAGTGACCGCTAAGAGTGCCCGCGTATTCGGGAAATACTCTCAGGTCATTATCACGACCCTCTGTCAGCCGACTTGGGGCTACGTCATCGGTCAGGCCATCGCCAACGGCGAACTCCCCGACGATGAGTCTTGGACTGAAGTGTCTTGGACGACCCCGAAGAGCGTGACGGTGGACGGTGGACGCGACTCGGCTAACGACCGCGAAGACCTCCGCATCGGGCTCCTATCCTTTGCAGAAATCTACAACCAGCGCGGGATGAACTTCGAGGAAGAGGCTGAAATCAAAGCCCAGAACGTCCGCTATCTCTTGGACCTTTCCAAGACCTACGGCGTCCCCTTCGAGACCCTGTCCAATCTGCTAATCAATACCGCTCCTGGTACTGTCGAGCAAACCTCCTCCACCCCTCAGCCTAGCGCTGAAACCGAGACCTCTTCCTAAAATGCGTTTCTTACTCAACGGCCTGAACGGTCGCGAAGCCCTCCTCATCGACCCTGCCAAGGCTAACGATCACCGCGTGCTTGCGGAGAAGTTTGGCTTTACGGATATGCTGGCCCAGCTCTTCGGCGAAGTCCCGAAGGCTTATATCGCCGAGGACGGCACGGGCGTCATCCCGATTGCCGGCGTGATTGGCAAAAGCCTCTCGCCCCTCGAGAAGATGACTGGAGCCGTGGACGTCTCTGACATCTCGGACACCATCGACGAGTACGCGATGAACCCGCAAGTAACCCGCATCGCCTTCCAAGTCTCATCCCCTGGCGGGACGGTGACGGGCGTTGAGGAACTCGCTAACAAGGTCCGCAACATTGCAAAGCCGACGATGTCCTACACCGACACCGAGATGGCAAGCGCCGCCTACTGGGTTGCCGCCGCAGCTGATAAGGTCGTCGCTTCCCCCTCTAGCACCGTCGGTTCCGTGGGCGTCTACATGGTCGTCGCCGACTACTCTGAAGCCGCCAAGGCCGAAGGCATTAAGATGATCGTCATTAAGGCAGGACAGCATAAGGCCATCGGCGTACCCGGTGCCGAAGTGACCGATGCCCATCAGGCTCACCTTCAGGAAGGGGTCGACGAAATCCACGCCGACTTTAAAGGCGCCGTCCTCAAGACGCGTAAGATGGTCAAGGCCGAGGACATGGAAGGCCAAGTCTTCTCTGGCAAGCAAGCCGCCCAGCGCGGTCTCGTGACTGGCCTAGCGGACTCCTTCAATGAAGCGGTCGCCATGTGGGCTGAGAACAGCATCGCCCCTGCCCCTGCCGTTCCTGCCAAGAAGAAGTAAGCCCGTCTCGTTTCCACTATCCGCAATTACAAGATGACTATCGAAGACCAACTCTCGACCGCCGACCTTCTCGCCCAGGCATTAACTGCCGAACGCGACGACCTCCGTGCGACCGTTGAGAAATTGACCGTAGGCGCCGTAGACGAACTCTCTGCCATCAAGGCCGACCTCGTCACCAAGGAAGCCTCCCTCTCTGCTCTCGGTGTCTCCCTCGAAAAGGCTGTCGCCGAGCGTGACGCCTTCGCCGCTAAGATTGCGGAACTCGAAAGCACCAAGGTCTCGGCCTCCAAGGAAGCCGCTAAGATTGCCGCCTCCGTAGGCGTCGAACCGACCGCCATCATCCCCGGCTCCGACAACGTCGCCGCCAAGGTGGACGCTCTCGCTACTTTCAATTCCCTGACTGACCCAGTCGCCAAGGCCGACTTCTTCGCGAAGAACGCTCAAGCCATCTACGCGTCCATCAAGGTCTAATTTTTCTCTCACCCTATCTCACCCAAATAATATAATAAAATGGCCAACTCCCTAGCCGCGGCGCCAGCCGTGCTGTCCGTCGGTGTCATCAAGGCACTCGCTAACCGTCTCCCGATGCTCTCGGGTTTCTCCACCGTCTTCACCTCGTCCGTACAGAACGGCGGAGCGGTTATCCAAGTTCCACTAATCGGTACCTCCACCGCAACGGAGTTCGGCTCTGGCGGTTACCTCACGCAGGACGACGCTACCGTCACCTCCTCGAGCGTCACCCTCAAGCACTTCAAGGTTTCCAGCCGCTTCAGCCCTCTCGACATTCGTCAGTACGGCGTGCAGTTCTTCGCGACTAACTTCGCTGAAACCGCCGCTATCGCTCTCTCCCAGAAGTGCATGACGGAAATCAACAGCCTGATCACCGCCGCTAACTACAGCTCCAACACCGTCACTGGCGTTGCTCTCGGTTACGCTGAAGTGGTCGCCGCTCAGAAGACCCTCGACGACGCCAAGGCTCCTGACAAGCGTGCCCTCGTCCTGAACAATACCTACATCTCTGACCTCCGCTCGGATGCCTCTATCATCGCTGCCTTCCAGCTCGGTGCTAACGTCATCTCGACTGGCTCCCTCGGTACGATTGCCGGCGCTCAGGTCTACCAGTTCTCGAACCTCTCGGGCAACTCCGAGAACCTTTCTGGATTTTTGTGCGGTGCCGACGCTATCGCTTGCGCGACTGCCCTCCCCTTCAATGAAATCCCGGGTGCTGATGTGTCTCAGGCCACCGACCCAGCAACGGGTCTCTCGGTCCAGGTCATGATCATCCAGGAGCAGTCTGGTTACCTCAACGTCACCGCGACCTTGCTCTTCGGTACGGCTGTCGGTCGGGCCACCAGCCTCCGTCGCCTCCTGAGCGCGTAAGCGACGCGGCTCAAGCCGCCTAAACGAGACCCCCTTGCCTAACCGCTTGGGGGTCTTTTGTTTTACCCTATTGCCAACTGTCGCAACAGTATGAGCCTATACGGGACCGAGTTCTTGGACGACGCTAAGGAGATGATTGCCGACTTCGGCGTGGCTGGTTCTGCCAACTCTGGGGCTATTACCTTCCAATGCCTCATCTCCGACCCTGCCGTCCAGACCGTCCTCGAGGCAGGGGGGTATGTGGAGAAGACCCAGTACACGGTTAGGGTGCCCGCTGTAACGGCCTCCTGGAGCCTGCCAGACGGGTCTAATGGGTCATCGGCGGCCCTACTCTCGGCTGGTGTCCCCATCGCCTCCCTAGCCCAAGGGAAGAAAATCGTCGCTGGCGGTAAGACCGTCCGCATCACGACCCAGACCTATAAGCCCGCGTCGGCTTGGATCACGCTCCTCGTCATCGACGACAACCAGTAAGCGCCGTGGTCAAGGTCACTCTACAGCCGGCAAGCCTAGCGGCCTTTGAGGCGGCCATCAACAGGTTCGCTCAGGCCTCCAAGCAAACCCTTCGTGACGCGACGCTCGAGCAAGCGGCCTTAGCCTGTCAGGACGCCGCGACCTTCACCCCTCCGCTGCTTAAGGGTGGAGGCGGCGGCTTAACATACGGTGCCAAGCGTTCGGGGGACCGTGCCATTGAACGAGACGTTTACAAAGTGTTTGAGCCTTTAACAGGTGGGAGTGCTGGCACTCAAGCGGCACGAGTCATTAAACGCCTCGGCTCGTTAGCCCTGAACAACAACCAGGGACTGTTCTGGAAGGTGGCCTCGAGTGAGTCCTCTATCCTCTCAGCTAACTCCTTTGTGGCCCGTATGCTCTCCACTCAATACAAGGGCTTCGGGACAGACCAAGGTTTCAAGCGGGCTAAAAACTACTTTAACCGCATCGGCACACGAGTGTCCGCTAACGCGTTAAACGCTTCTGGCGCTCCAATTGAAAACGCCTCCGATATCGACGCGGCCTATAGGCCCATCTATCAGCGCAACAATGGACGCCTTTGGCAGAACGGCATAAACGTGAGCGGGGTTAGATATTACGATAAGCGAGTAGTCCAGCGTAAGGGCGACCTGACGACCTACATCGAGAAACGCCAAGAGACTGTCGGTGCCATCAAGTCGGGCTGGTACAAGGCCCTGCTATCCCTTCCCCGCCCGGTCATTAACGGAGTCGAGAAGAACGCAGGGGCAGCCCTCCGCGGTGCCGCCTGGATTACTACTCACAGTACGGTTCTAGGCGTTAGCCAAACCTCCTTTACTGACAAGACTGCCAACGTCACAGTCCGAAACCTTAACGGGAACGCCAACGGCATCGCCGACCAAGCAGGCGTCCTCGGCCTAGTCTACGGCAACCGCGTCAAGCAGATGCCCGCTAAAATCCAAACCCTAGTCCAAAAGGACATCGCCAAGTTTAACAGCAAATAACCATGCCCGCCTCCATCCGTCACATCGTCGAGTCTACGCTCGCGACCTACCTCTCGACCCAGACTGGGCTTACCACGGTGTCCTTCCTCACGGGAGACAACGCCGCGACGCAGACCCTGCCCAAGGCCGTCGTCCTTTGCGACTCTGCCCGACCCCCTGCCAGCCTCCCCGAAGGCGAGGGGAACTACGATTGCTCGGTCCGCATCACCCTGTTCTCTAACGCCGACGATACGACCCTAGCCGATCACCGCACCCGGTGTGCCGCCCTGGTCGGTAATATGCGTGACCTAGTCAGCATTAAGGCCGCCTTTGTCTCTGGCGGGGACGCGACTTGCTACGACGTTAGCATCGTTTCCGAGGACGAGGGGATTGACGAACGCAGCTGGGCGACCTCCTTTGCCTTCTCGGTCATGACCTGTCTCGCCCCGTAAGGTTTCCAACCCTTGCAAAAGTAACCATGTGCGCAGCAATCTCAACCGGAACCACTTGCATCTTCGGTATCACAGACACCCAATTTGGCGAACTTTTCGTGCAGTCTTACTCTGTGAACGCTTCGTTTAACCTTTCAGGCTTAGTAGCTGACGAGGCTGGGTTGACCAAGACGGCCCGCTACGACGACCGCAAAACCGAGATGACTTTTGACGGCATTTGCATTACTTCTAGTATGCCTACTCTTGGGGCTGCTCTTAATTTTACTCTAAACGTGGACACAAGCTACAGTGACCCAGGCACGGCTAGTGTAAACTTTGCTGGAAACATCACGGCTATTTCCCAGAAGGGCTCAAACAAGGATTTCACTTCTGTTTCGATTACGGCTGTTTCCTACGAAGGCGTCCCTAACGCTGCCGAAGAAGAAGCCTAATTGACCCAGCCCCCGGTAGGGGCATAGTCACGGCGTGGACCCTCGCTTCCTAAACGCCTACATCGACCCGGCTCCCTTCAAGTTGCTGGGCCGTTCGCTTTATCCTTGGTGCCTCAAGTACCGGGTGCGACTGATGGCCTTTAACTCCCCGCTGATCACGGGCGACCGCGGCATCACTCCCGCCGACCTTGTCTTTGCTTGTCAGGTATGCGCCGAAGAACCCCTTGGACAGATTGGCTGGGTAGACAAGTTACGCATCCTAAGCCTCAACCGTAATCCTGCTAAGTTCGAGGCTTTGCTCAAGGCCTATGCCAACTACGTCCTCGTCCACGACTGGCCGAAGTTCTGGGAGCAGGACAAGAGCAAGAGCGGGGGCGACAACGGTTTGCCGTGGCCACTGGCTATCGTCACCAACCTGATTGCGTCGGGCATCCCAGAGCAGCGGGCTTGGGAGATGCCGGAGTGTCAGGCCATCTGGCTTAACTCAGCACTAGCCATTCGCAAGGGAGCCGAGGTCAAGATTATGACCCCAGAGGAAGAGGCCTTTATGGAGGCCCATCGGGCCAAGATTGCTTCCACTTTGGCAAAGGAGAAGACCGACTAACATGGCCCAATCCCTAGAAGTAAACATTAAGACGACCTCGGACGTTCCCCAGGCTATGGACAAGGCCAAGGCCGCCACGACTAGCTTCCAAAATCAATTAGACTCCATCGGGAAAAAGTTTAGCACCGCTTTTAAGGACATCGCCTTGGGCTTTATCGCTCCAGTGATTATCCTTCAGACGGCTATCTCATTCATTAGTGCTGCCATCGCAAAGGCTAAACAGGAAGCCAAAGAGGCGTACGACTTTGCCGTCAAAGGCGAGTCAAAGTACCTAGACCCAGCGACTGTCAACCTTGCTCGAGATCGCAGGGCAAGAGAAGACGACGCCAAGGAACAGGAGATGGCTAAGAAAGCCCGCGAAAAAGAAACCGAAGAGGAACTGAAGAGAGACGGTATGCGTAACAAAATCGCTGACGAAATTGGCGGCTTCCGTGGCTTTCGTATTCGCACTGGCCTTGACGCTAACTCTGCCGAAGCCATGTCTAAAGAAAAGGACGTTCAAGACGCTGTTGCTAGATTGAAATATCCTAATGGCACTGCTCAAAACGATGGACCCAAAGTCCCCACCGGACCCACCTCCTTCAAGCCCCCCGAAGGCTTCGGCAATATCGTCGGCGTCGGCGCTAACCCTGTCATCGAGGCGATGACCATGCAGCTCGAGGAAGCCCGCAAGCAGACCGCTATCCTTGAAACCATTAGCACTAGCAGCGGGAACGGTGGCGGCGTCCCAGCTGACTTCACAAAATCACCCTACAGGGCTACCCCTTACGGACTCTAATTTATGGCACTTGTAATAACAGGCGACGACCTCGTCACCCCCATCCTTCAGCCCGGTTGGACTGTCATCGCTGACGGCTTTGGACTGAACACCTCGACCTCTGTCTTTAAGGGCGACACGACCACGGACATTGACGCGTTCCTCGTAAAGGGCTCGGACCACCCAGACGAGGCTTATTCATACCTTAAACTCGACAAGTGGCGCATCAGTTGGGACGCCCTAGACATCTGCACGATCACGGTGGACTACGTTGGCATCGACCCGGTATTCAATGAAGGCTTAATCACAAACGCAAACACCTCTGGGGCTAACGGCCTGACGACTTCGCCAATCACTTCGCACCCCAATTTCTTTGTAAACGTTGAGGCGTTTGGTGCTAGTGCTATTGCTGGCGAGCCAGATTACACGCAAGAGGCTATTGGCCCATTAGTCGATATCAAGAACGCTGCCGACTACATCACCAACATCATCGACGGAAAGCCTGTCGTCATCACCAAGCAACAATCCTTTATTGGACTTCATGGCTCTTGCTTTGAGTCTGAAAACGGCGGTCGCTTCATCGGCTTTGTTGACCCAGAGTTCCCCATGATTTATGGCAAGACTAGTTACCTTGCCACAACGACCACCTACTCGGGGGTTGTCTACATGACCGAAAGCGAGTCAGTCCTTGCTATTCTTGGGTATCTGAACCATGCCACATCAACAACGGCATGGGGTGCTTTTGACCTTCTCCCAGACTGGGCCATCGTTGGAACGGTTGAAGGCGTAGGCCACGTAAACCTTCTTTCGCAAGTGAACGTCGAGGAGTTTGGCGCCCTTTATAAAATAAGCTACGAAATCCGCTATGCCTCTGTTGGTTGGTGGGAAAAGGTCTACATCAACGACGCGGCGCCTGAAGAAGGAGGAGGAGGCTAATGAGCATCATTCAACCAGGAGTAGGGTATAGCGTAACCAACTCAAGCAGCGGGATTACCCTAGATATCGAGCAACAAGGTTGGACGCCACCCGGCGATCAGCTTCTCCTCGCGGCACAGTTCAGCCCCTACTTTGAGTTCAGCCCCGAGTACGTTAACCACTATCAGGTCAACGTGCCTGAGTTGCCCATCGGTGAAAGTTTCGTCTTAAAGGTCGGGCGGGGCGGGAACGTATGGATGCCCCAAGGCGGGGATTGCGCTCTCGAGAAGCGGGCTGAAGTCCTTACGACGGACGGCACCACCTTGGTCGTTGTACCAGGAGTGAACGTGGACAGCCCTTGGGCCTCCGACGAAGGTCATGTCGTCCTCACGAGCGGGGGCGAGGTTGCTTACTACGTCTACGCCTACAAGGTATCGACCGCCGCCCTATCGGACTTCTACATCTACGTCAGCACGGACAGCACCTTGGCAGACGCTTGCCCAGTAACCTTGCCAACTGGCATCACAGAGCCAGACGACCCCTATGACGCTCAGGTAGTCATGGTGGCCTCGGTGGCATGGTCAGCCGTCTCGCTTTCCTTTGTCACCAACCAGCACGTCGTCGGGTCGATTACTTGGCCCGGCCCTACGCCAGCCGACCCGGTTGAATACGTTAATCAGTTCCAACTAGCCATCAAGGACGTAGACATTGGCGGGGGCGAAATGGTGCCAGCGCTTAAAATCGCCAGCGGTGGGCACATCTACCGACCAATCAACTCGGACTGCGACGACACGGAATACACCGAGAACCTAACGGGCGACCCTTCTGGGCCATCTCCCGTTGACGTTGTTACGGGCACAGGTTCGTCACGGCCTTGGGCATCCTCTGACGGCTACGTCAATATTTCAGCTGGGGACTTCTACGTCTACGCGTTTAAGGTTGAGAACGAAGACGCCGGGGAGTTTTACATCTACGTCAGCAAGTCCTCTACGTTGGTTGACGCTTGCCCCGTATCGCTACCACCTGGGATCACCCCGCCGGCTGGAGTCTATTCTGTTCAAGGGGTGCTGATTGGCTCGGCCTCTTACGGCG